TCGTCAAGCTGCTGCTGCGTCGTGCCCTTCGGCACGGGTGGCTGTTTAAAGCTTCTTGCCATCAGATATCACTTCCTTCCTCTAAGGTCTTGCTTATCGAAAATATTTTTACATCCCCCTCACCCTCTATCCTCAGCCGCATGTGATCGTGTCGGCGGAGGGGTACGGGGATGGTAAAAGTCTTAAACGTCTGGGATTCTGTGCCGTAAAGTCGGATAAAGTCGCCCATAGAGTCGTACTGCACAGAGATCACGACCCGCGCACCCGACGCGAGCGACATGCGCACGGCAATTTTGGAAATATACTTGCGATCGGGCGAGTCAAGTCCGATAATACCGCTCTCGGCATACCAGCGCACCCGCTCGTCCGAGCTGTCGGGAGTAAGACAAACGATCTGTCCGTCCGCAACGGCGTAAAGCCTGCCCTTGGCCGTGGCAAAGGATTCGGCGTGCATACCGTCCTCTCTGTGCCAGAGCCCATATCGCGTGTCGTATACGAAAAGGTGATAAGCGCCGTTTGTATCCTTCATGCTGACGTAGTATTTGCCGTTGTGCACGACCGCAGTAGCGTCCGAATATCTCTCATTTCCAAGTGAATCAGATATATGCTGTGTAGACGTACCGTTAAAGGCGATAATACCAGCACGCGACTTGTAATATAAAAGTCCGTTCAACACCGCAGCGGTTTTGTCGCTTCCCTTTTCTATACCCGACTCTACAAGCTCATAAAGCGTGAACTCCGTCGTATCACTCCCGTATACCGTAAAAATACGGTTTTCCTTGAAAAAGTACGGTCGCCCGTCATACACGACTGCCCCCGTGAATTCACCCGGCATACCGACACTTGCCGCCCAGGAGTTATCCGCAGTCGAGCCGTCAGCGTAGGTGTGCCAGCGGCGAATGTCACCAAGCTTTGTGGCGTAGATCTCATTTACCACCTTTTTCTCGGTATTAAGACCGTACCGACATCCCCAAAGACGATTCCCGCAGGAAATAACGTAGTCGAGATTTGGAACTATCAGAGTGACGGTGGGCAATTCTTTTTCGGGATCAAGTGACATATAGCACACATTGTCACCTTCTGTTTGACCGCCGACTATGCCGGAAATGATAAACGCACCGTCGTCCGTCACTTTTTTAATATGATGTCTGCCATTTATCCAAGGAATAAAAAACACTGAATCGCCCTCGTTCCATGTGTCTTGAAATCCCTCAAATTCAACATAATCACCCGAAAGAAAATCTCCGCACCACGCCCTCTGTGCGGCACGCGGATCAGCTGTAGCAGCGTCGAGCTGAACACTTACAAAAGTATCTGTAATCTGAATCCATTGATCGTTCCCCTCATCTACACGTGCATATTTATAAAGACACGGAGGACTCAATATATCCAGCGGAGTTCCGTCTGCCGCCTTCTCTAATTTTGGCGCTTCAAGCTTGTAGTCGCCCAGGCTTGGATTATCCACATCCTCAGCATATTTGATAATAGTGCCATCACGCTCACAGTTGCGAAAGATAATGAGCAGGTCCTCTTTGTTTTCAAAAACAGGCTTTCTTACGATCTCAAGCGAACCGTACTCCTCGTCGCCTGCAATGTCGTAGTATTTCATTTCTGGAAATACTATCGCGTAAGCACCGTGGGTGACTATAAAGTGTTTCCCGACATTATCCTTTGAGAGTCCTACGTCGTGCGTTTCAAAATAATTATCCGGAACGCCGCGGCAAAGCTCGGCTGTGGCACTATTTATCCACCAAAGCTGGTTAAAATCGGGCTCGTGCGTAAGTGCCTCGGCATTTTCGACATTATATATGATTCTCCCGCTTCTCGGAGAGAGCAGCGGATACCGGTCGGATGACATATTCTCCATTTGGGAGAACTCGCCCTCCCCGATAACGGGGTTATGATTATAGCCGCGAAAGACGGAGAGCATCTGTCGGACGGAGCTTTCATTCTCTATTTGAGGGTAATACATTCGGGAGCGCCTCCTTAAAATACTCTTTTTCTCGCCTGCCGCGGCATGTGTACTGAATTATAATATTGCTTGAAGCCGGAGAGAGCGCTGTTATAAAGCGCCGCCGCGGCGTTGTACTTTTTCAGCTCGCCCTGCACGTAGCTTATCTGCATCGAGAGCCAGTGAATGTATATATCGTCGTGCGGGAACGGCACAAGCAGCACAGCGTCCGTATTGTCCTGTGTGTACGGTCGGAAGCCAACCTCTCCGCCGCCCTCGTGGGTGTCGATCACCTCCAGCTTTATTCTGCCGTCAAGCTCAGACAGCCAACGGAGCTTTTCGTCAAGCGATATATCGTTTGGCTTCAGCGTGTCCACCCGCGCAATAGCCTCGGATACTGTCATTTTTTTGTCCTTTCCGCCGCCCGTCGGCGGCAATATAAATCTCGTGTGCGGGAGGCAGATCGCCTCCCGCTTTTGTTTGTAGCTTATTTTTTCAGCGATTCAAGATGTCTGTCGTACTCCGCGAGCCTTTTGTCGCGGTATGCAAGAAGCTTTGCGACGCACTCGGGAACCTCGACATCCACGCCCTTCTGTATCATAAAGTTACGCTCGCCAACCGACACAAAAAGGTGTGTCTGAGTATCGTCGCGCTCCTTATGTATCCTGACAGTTACCATCTTTTCACCCTTTTTTACGGGGATGGTGGATGCACTTGAATTAATCTGACTCATATTCATACCTCCTGTCAGTTAGCCTGCGCGTCGGGCGCGTAGGCCATAAGATCAATGATAGCCTCGTTTGAGAGGATCTCGGCGGTGATGTTGGTTTTCCAGCCCGCAGTGCCGCGCTGGTTGAGAGGATCGGCAGTGCCGGCGCTTCCGAGCTGCTTGACGATAGTCTCGACACCGCCCTCACCCGCCTCGGTAACGCCGTAAGCGCCAAGACCGATAACGAAGGTGTGAGCAACCATACCGCCCGCTTCCTCTGTCACAAGAGCCTCGGTAGACTCAACGAAGCGACAGCCGTCTATCTTGCCAATCTCGCCCGTAAAGAGCTTGTTAGCATCCGTGTACTTATGCCACTCAACGAAGGTGGGATCCTTGGTCTTGAGATAGAACGCAGTCCACGGGTGAATGATAGCAACGTAGCAGCCGCCGTCCAGAGGCTGAATGTTGTTAGCCTTCATCTTGGTGACCGCGCGCATGATATCCTTCACCTTCAGCTCGCAGCCCGCCACGATATTATCAATATCGTCAATGGCAGTCTCCGAGCCGTCAGCCGCCACCTTGGTCGCAAAGGAGGCGTTAGTGGTAGTCGCCAGCACGTTGCGCACGACGGTATCGCGGGAAAGTCCCGCCTGATCGCCCTGAAGCTTTACAGTCTCGGCAAGCAGAGGATCAATGGCGGTGAGCTGCACGAAGTCGGACAGCTCCACGTAATCGCCGTACTGCTGAACGGTCGCAGTAAGAGTCGTGACCTTCAGCGAGCTGCCGCCGGGAGTAACGCCCTCGCGCAGAGGCTCGGTCACCTTGGGCAGACGCTCAAAGCGACGGAACTCCACCGTCTTGCCGTTGCCCTTCGGGATGGGCTTTTTCTGACCGAACTGCTCGTGCACGAGTCGCGGCTTTGCGGACTCAAGCAGCGCCTTGTCGTAAAATACCTTCATTTCGGGCGACAGATCCGCCGTCGCCGTAGTCATAGTGTTGTCTGCAAAAAGCTGCAGATTAAGGATGATATCATCCCTGAGTCGAATGTTAAACATAATTTTTCTTTTCCTTTCTCTTGTTTCTTTTGAAATTCATCGAGAGAAGATCAGGCGCAGCAATATGCAAGATCGGTGATTTTCGCCGCATCGAAAATCCTCCTCACTTTTTCACTATTACTTCTTACCTCTCACCTCGATCACGTAAACGTGATCTGCTCCCCTCGCTCTGCTCTGCGGATGTATTCATTGATCTGCTCCATGGACAGCTTGGAGGGATCTACCTTTACGCTGGACGGTACATTCGCCCTTGCTCCGCTCTCTGACGGACGCATGCCGTTTTGACGCACACGGTTTGCCACCGCGTCCTCGCCCTTCTTGGATGCGTACTTCATAGCCGCGGGAACAAGAGTGTCCCTATGTGCGATCTCGTAGGCGTCGCGCATGCTGTAGCCGATATCAAGCAGATTTTTAAACCGCTCACCCTCAAGCTCGGTGCGCAAGTCGAAATTCTTGTAGATCGCCTTGACGCTCTTTGCTTCCTCCAGAAGCGCCGCATACTCTGCCGCCGCCGTCGCCTCCGCCTCGGCGCGCTCGCGCGCGGCCGCCTGCGTTCTGAGCGACTCCATTTCATTTATGGTTTCAAGAGGAACGCCCGTCTCGTCAGCGCGCGCTTGGTTGTAGGTATTATCGGCATTAAAAGCCTTCAGAAGTGCCTCCGTATCCCCGGCCTTGACGCCGTAGCGCGTCGCAAGCTTGTCAAGGATGGGAAGCGCCGCTTCGTAGGATTTTGCCTTTTGCCCGAGGGTACGGGTGCGCCCCGTTACCGCCTTTTTCACACGCGCGTCATAAAGGTCCTTGTAATCGCCCTTGATAAGCCGCTCAAACTCCGCCTCACGGTCGGGAGTCCCGGCTTGTCCGGCTTCAGCGTCAGCACCGACGTTATCGGTACCGCTGTCCGTGTTGTTTGTCAGCCCGGCGTCGGCTGCCTCTGCCCCCGCAGGAGCATTTCCGCCCGTTGCACCGCCAGCGACCGCCGCTCCATCCGCAAAGAACTGGAGGCCGAGCCTGACGGGCATTTTAAAAGTAGTATCGAACATTTACGTTCCTTTCTTTCCCCGTCCTCAGACGGAGAAGCAGCCCGTTACGTGGGCGAGCCGTATTTTTTATAAGCACCGAGTATTCCTCGGGACTATACGTAAAGTAAAAAGTAATAGTGAAAAGTGAATAGGTGATGTGGATTTCCGCCACGGCGGAAATCCACCTGCACACGCTTCGCGTGGTGCGACTCTCAACTCTCAACTCTCAACTACCAACTATCAACTCTCAGCTACCAACTATCAACTACCAACTATCAACTCTCAACTACCAACTCTCAACTCTCAACTTGACATGCTCCGCCACGTCCCGCGCCAGCACCGAGTACCCCGTCATTATCACCTCAGCATATTCCGTAAGCCTGTGCCACGCCACACCGTCCAAGGCAACCGCTCGCAGGTGCGCCTCCCCGTCCTGAATGTGATACTGCACCTTCACGCCGTAGCCGCAGTCATCAAGCGCCGCAAAGCTCTGTGCCGCCGTGTAAAACAAGGTGGAAATGCCGGCACACACAATGTCAGAGCCTAAATTTGCAAAGCCCGCGTGACCGAATATGTCGATCGTAAATATCATTCGCGCATCGTCTGCGCGTATCTCAATATTCGTCATACGTTATACCGGAGACGTGGTCGCCGCACTCCTCTCCCGCGCCTTTCTCGTCACGTGTGATTCGCCCTCCGCCCCGTCTGCTGTAGGGACAGGCGTCCTCGACTGTCCGTCTGTGACAGGCGTCCTCTGTCCGCTTATCCTTCCCGCGCCGCCGCTCGCCGCCAGCTCGGGTGCTATCTGCGCCACCATAGCGGAGTAATTCGTACCGCTCGACGCATCAACCGTCTGCGCCAGAGCAAACGCCATCTGCTGAAGCTGTATCAGCTTTTGATAAAGCGTGCCGTTTCGCATGATCTTCTGCATCACCATGTCCTTGCGGTCAAAGTCCATCATATCAAGGCAGGCAAGAGATGCGTCCGCATTCTGCGGGTTGAAAAATCCCGCGTTCAGGAATTGAAGCGCCATTTCATTCTGCGCGAGCCGGCTGTACGGGCTCTGCTTTTCGGCAGAGATCTCAATATCAAATACGGGAGAACGGTATACAGGCTGACCGTCCGAGTCAATACCCGCAGGCTGCGGCTTTATTTTCTCGTTGGAATAGCGGATAAAGGTCTCCGCTCCGCCATCCCCTACCACGCGGAAATAATGCGGAGTGTCGTAGAACTGACGTATCAGCTCGATAACCAGCTCTACAATGCGGCGGAAAGCGCGATAAGTGCCCTTGTTTGAGTCACGTGACCGTTTGCCGCCCGCCTCCTGCATGGCGGCAATACCGGACGCCGTGGTAACTCCGGAGGTAGTGCCGCCGTTGGATACGTCGCGGTTACCCGTGACCTCCTTGAGCTCCTCAACCTTGCCCGTAAGCACGTTTAAGTAAATTGCTGACAGCGGCTTTGTCTGAAGCGGCTGTATCGCGTTTGGATCTCCCGTGTAATGCACGACCTTCTTTTTTCGGTCAAGCAGCTCACCCTCGTTGATGCCCGCCGCCTCGCTTCCGAAATATCGGGAGGATGAGCCGTCAAGCATGTTTTCCATAACTGCCTGCGAGCCGCGGTCTATGTATTCCTGAGGACTCTTGCCGATATCTATATAACCAAAACCTGCAGGCGTACCCTCACAGGGAATGAGAATGTCCAAAACGAAGGGATACTTACCGTGATCGTATAGTCCCCTCTCTGCCGCTTGAGGATCGTTTTCCGTCGCATATAAAACCTCCGTGTTGATAAATTTGCAAAAGTGAAGTACGGTTTTGCCACCAACCGTCTTTTTGTAATACCAGTCGATAACGGCGCTCTTTTCAGCGGTATTTATACTGTCGTCGTGGATGTATTCGCCGACAGCCACGTTTCTGCCGCCAAGCTTGCCGCGAAGCTGCGGATACATTCCCTCCAGCAGCTTGTTGTCGTAAAGAGTAACAAGAAATATGTTTTGCGAGTCCTGAATATCCGTGATACTCGGCTCCCAGAACAGATTGAGCACGTCAACGTCCTTAACCGTTATCTCGCCAAGCCCACCCGCAGCTGTCGCGTCCCAGAACACACCGTACACACTCGTGCCGTGCTTGAGCTTGGGATAGAGCGCGCGTGAATAGATTTCCTCAAACCCTATGTGATCGAATATAACGGGCACGATTGAGGAAAGGATCTTGGCTTCACTCACGTCCCCCTCCTCTCGCGGTACGATATTCGGTCGAGGATAGTTATCCATGCCGTCCGCGTGCTTACTCAGAATGGAATCGAGCAGCCATGCAGAGGTAGGCTCTACCTCCTCAGGAATGTCGTTGCCGTTCTCGTCCTTTCTGTTTTTCCGCAAAGCTGCCCAGTGGCGCAAGCGGAACCACTCCTCATCCTCAATTATGCGCGCGTCAAGGTTAGCCTTGCCCGCCTTGTATTTTTGGAAAAGCTCCATAGCATCGCGGAGCTGTACCTCCCCTATAGGTAATTCCCGCGCCGCCCCCTCGACCTGCATATCCGCCCCCTGCTGCTCCGCTCTCAATATTTCATCTGCAAAATCCATATTTATAAATTCTCCTTTCAACTTTCAATTTTCAATTCACTTTCAACTCTCAACTATCAACTCTCAACTCCGCATTATCTCCACCCTCGCTCTGCCCGGAGGCGTTGTGAGATCCTCGCGCCTGATGTTCAGCGCGTCGAATATCCTTCCCTCAAGGGGACCGCGTCGCGCCGCATTCATCCTGGGCGCTATCGGTCGCATCATGCAGAAATACCGTGCTTCGTCGGCACAGTTATGCGCGACCACGCCGCCCTGTATGACAAAATCATGTGTATCCGCTACTTCCATGTTGTATACGTCACGCTCTCCAACGTAGCTTACCGACTTAACTTTCATTCAGCTCCTCCTTTATCCTGTTGCGGCGAAACGAAGCACGGCAGTTCTGATGACAAAAACGGTTCGCGCCTTCAACGTATACATGCCGTGTTTGAAACGACTTTCCGCAAAAGGTGCATACATATTCACGTAGCGGAGCCTTTTCCCAATATTCTTTTGCGTGCGCTCCATGCCACGCCGCACCCTCTACGCTCCCATGCCACGCAGAAGCATATTTGAGTGCCTTTTTAATGTCACGTCGGCTTTGTTCAACACGTTCGGGGGATTTCATATGTTTTCGCTGATGCTCTTTACCTTGCATCATGCACAGATTAGATATGGAATTGTTATGCCTATCGCCGTCTATATGGTGGATATCAAATCCCTTTGGAATACTGCCATTGTGGTATTCCCACACCGCTCGATGCAGTCTTTTGCCTTTGCGTTGAAAATAAGCTCCGCACAGGTAAAACATTTCTCCGTTAAATTCCTGTTTGGTATTGCTTATCACGTTTACCTGCATATCCGCACCTCCGTTTTGTTGGGTAGCATATCTTTTATTCGTACCCACGTTCCGTCCTCTCTCATTATCCGGTGATCTTCTGTGCCCTCAAAAACTGTTCCATCCTCAAGCTCTACACGATATACCTTGGCTTTTCTTCTCGTCATACGAACGTCAGAAAAACGGTGATATTCGCCATCATGCGATAATACCAATCCTTCCTTCCCCACCAAGCGTTCAATCGGTACATAGCCTTCATCAGTACGAATGAGCGTATCCCCAACAAGACAGTGGTCCTCGCCCGAGGAATCCACGTCCTCCACACGCACGTCGTCAAACTGAAGCGCGGGCAGGGTGCGGATGAAGTCGCGGCAGTTATTGAATACGTACATCTGCGCAAAGCCCTCCTCGTCAAAGCTGAGGCGGTAATGCAGCTGCATCCAGCCGGGTATGCGCTCGTGATCTCCCTTGTTAAAGTAAACGCGCCGAGACGCGGCAACCTCCGCTATTGACGGGCCGCCGTTCTGCGCCCAGATAGCGGGATCGGCAACACCGATTATCTGTTTACCCTTTAGCCACCTGTGTTCCCTCTCGGTACGCGCTATCTCCTCAAATATCCGTTCGTTGTTCCACTTAACACCCGTGTCGGGACTGCTCTCCTTGCAACCGTAAAGCTCAAGGATGCGGTACGCCACACCCTGATAATCCACAGCCCACCAGCCACAGGAGAAGGGCTTGGCATATCCCCAGTCGAAGCTACGGTATATGTTCCAACCGTCCGGAATATCGAAAGGCTTGATAACGTGCGTCCACCGTCTGTCCTCGTAGTGGGCGGGATCGTTTTTCCATTCTGCGAATACCTGCCCCGTGTAGCTGTCCCAATTTCCGTAAAGCAGAGCCTCGCGCTCTGCCTCGGGCATTGACGCAAGCCTTGTAATGTACTCGGGATTTGCATCAAGCAACGCCTTGTTGTCAAATACGCTGGCAGGGATAAATATGCGGGAGAGCCGTCCAACCACTCGCTTGCCCTCGGGGGTAACGTACTCGTGATCCGTCCACATTGTAGTCATTGGCGGCGCGGGAGTAATGAATCTGTCCTTTACCCATCCGTGACCGACTCCTCCGGGGTTTGCGGATGCGCGGATATAGCACCGCGTGCCGGGACCGTTTGGACGGTTACGGGATATCAGATAGATGTATTCCTCAAGTGTAAAATGTGTCAGCTCGTCAAAGGCGATATAGTCGTAAGCGCGACCTTGGTATTTGAGCTTGTCCTGAGTGCGGTGCAGATCTCCGAAAATGACCTTCGCACCGCTCGGAAAGGTCCACGAATGCTTTGCCTCGTTGTACTTTGCCTTCGGATATATCAGCGGATAGTAGTTCTGACTTTTGCCGATAAGCTCCTCAAGCTCAGGGTACGTCTTACGGAGAAGCAGCCCCTTGTAGTGCGGTATGTCTACCTGACGGAGGGCTTCAAGCACCAAAGCCTCCGACTTTCCGCCCCCCGCCGCTCCGCCGTAAAGCGCTTCATATTCCGCCCGCGCCATAAATGCCGCCTGCCTCGGCTGCGGCGACCAAACCACGTTCTTACCCATGCATTCCTCCTTAATGAATAATTGACGTGGATTTCCGCCACAGCGGAAATCGTCCTTCACTATTCACTTTTCACTCTTCACTCTTCACTTTTTTCGTCTATCATTTCCGCCAACGGCAGCATCACAGTTCCACCCTGCACCGCATCAACAGATACCTCGACCTTGTCGCGCCAGCGCTCGGGGTTGCGGTTGTTCAGCCAATATTTCTGCGCGCGGAAATCCGCAGGGAGAACTACCACCTTGTCCTCGACAAGCTCCTTTATCTCACCGTTCTTGTCAAGCACCTGCTTGTGAAGCTTGACGACCTGTGTGCGATCAAAGCAACACTTGTATATCTCCTTTTCCACCGCCTCGCACTTTTCGCGGTCGTAGAGTACGGAGCGAATAACGTCGCTCTTTTTGCACCAACGGTTAAGTGTTGTGCGGGTAATTCCTATACGTCTGGCAATTTCGCCGAGATCCAGCGTAGCCCACTGACGTAACCGCTCAAGACCTTCACCGCCGGTATATTCCTCAATGCTGACTCCGCGAGCCATCCGCTCACCTCCTCTTTTTTGCTTTCTGCCTGCATTATAGCAGAAAATAAAAAATAATGTCACACCACCCCTTGACATAGAAAAAAGGCAAGCCCCACAAGGGAAAACTTGCCTTTTTAAAAAAATAATATATTTTGGCGCCACAAGTTGGGAATGCCTTATCTAAAGCCTCTCCCCACGGGAGAGGTGGCGGCGTAGCCGACGGAGAGGGCGCCTCACCCTTCGGGAGAAGTATAGGAAGTAGGGGCGATTCACGAATCGCCCGCCGTTAATCACCAGGATACTTCTCCTTGAGCGCCCAAAATAGCCCGCAGTCCCAATACCGCGCGCAACAATACGTCCGCGTAAACCGTTCTAACTCCGCGCGCGACGAAAAGACGAGGTGGGTAGAGCATTTTTCGCACACTCCCTCGCATTTTAACTTTTTTTCCTTCGGCAAAGCCTTCTTGTAGAACGGACAGCGCACGTCGGCATCAATGTAATTACTCATCACACCACCTCCGCGTACCGCTCGCGCATCCGCCTCAGCTCCGCTGCCTCCGACCGGCGGCGCTTTGCCTCCCGCCGCCCGGGATCGGTGTCGCGGCGGTATAGCTTGATATGTATAACCCACTCACGGAATTGCTCAATGTAGATCGCCTCCGCCTCGGACATATAATATCCTGGATAGCGGGACTCCACGGGCGCATATCGCTCCTCTGTGGTCTCTACTCCCTTTCCAACTCCCGCATTGATATCCTCAATAGCACGCGCCAGCTCATCCGTCGCCTCGGCGGAAATACCGGCGTTAAGCTCAGCATACCCGGTGCGCTCCAAATTGCGCGAGCCATACCAGCGATGCTCACCGTTAATGCGCCCCTGCTTTGTAAGATAAGCGGAAAGCGCCTCAAATCCGTTGCTGCTTGCCTGAAGCGTGCGCACGTTAACAATATCAGCCATCCCCCACAGCTCGCGGATGCGGGACTCCGAGAGCCCGCCCGTCATAAGAAGGTGAGGATGCATTCGCTTACCGTCGCCACCTTCGATAACGTAGAGATATTTGAACTCGCGCACCGCCTCAAATGCATTGTTGGAAAGAATATTGAGGGCAACGTGCGCCCTCTTTACACGTCGAAGGAAATTGCGCATCAGAAGGCGCACCTCCGCTCTGGTGGCGGGATAGTGTGCCTCATCAAAGGTAAGCGTTATGTATAAGTCGCGTCCGTCCTCAAAATTCGCGTTGACGATACGGTTCAGATTCATAATGGCGTTGCGCTCATTCACGCGCGCCTGTGCCTCACTCGTAGCCTTACCGAGAGCGCGGGGCTGACGTCGCTTGCCCTTTACTCGGTAAAGCAACGTGTCGCAGAACCCAAGCCCCATATTGTACGACGTCTCCCGTGTATATCTTATATCACCGTTTGCCATATTTTCTCCTCTTTTTTATTTTCCGCGCAGGCGGATATATGGGGCGCCGCCCCACACCCCGCAAGCCTTTCTTTCGAGAAAGGCTTGACCGAAAGAACTTGCCCGCAAATTATTTTTGTCTAAATTTGTTTACGATGGTTACAACCGCAACCATCTCTATAACCCCCGTGGGACCCTCTCCCACCGGGCTATTTAATTTTCAATTTTCAATTCGCATAATATGTATCGCGTGTGCGCGCACCGCCGCCCGCGCCCGCCGCTCTGCACGTTTGTAACATTCCCACCGACCGCGCGTCAAAGGAATATATCGTCTATCCCCGCCTGCTCGTCACACTCCAGCTCGAACACCGAATTGTAAAGCATTGATCGCACGTATATCTTTTTGCAGGTGTCACCGCATCCGCGAGCGTGTATGATATCAATAACGTGTTGAATATGATCCGCACGGATCTCGGCGAATACCTCCTTGACAAGCACCGCATCAAGCATCTCGCCGCTTATCTTGATCTGCCCCGCGGGGCGCATCTTTATCACCTCCGCAATAATTCGGCAAAGCGCCTCCGCAAGCCGATACTCAGAGCAACGCTTACCCATCGGAGGACGTGCAAAGCTTTCAAGTTCTATCTGCTGCCTTGCAAGCTCTACCGCCTCCCCGAAAGTGATCCCGCGTTCCTCGATGACCGCCCACTGCGTGGGCTGACAGACCGCGCCTGCGGCGCCTGACGTGTTGTTCCGTTCTGCACTGAAATTGATTGCCTTGTTCTCCATTCCTGCTCTCCTTTCTTTCTCCCCGTCTGAAACGGTTCTTCTTTTAATACAGCAATACCAGCCGAATTTGAGGAAGCGACCCTCAAAATTTACGCTGTTATTATATTGTTTGGGAGCCTGTACGGACTTGAACCGTAAATATCGCCCATGCGCAGGCCCGTATATTATATAAATGTATCGTTTCGGGGAGGAGACGATTTGACGTCCCCTCCACACACTTTTAAATTCAGATCCTCATTTGCTCCGTCCGTCTCGCCTTCTCATCGGCGAGAGCCAGCGCCGCCGCATTGTAGATAGCGCCGACAGTTTCTACAAACTTGTCATCCGCGGGCGCATATACGTACACAATACCGCGCAATATGCATCCGATCTTGACGGCAACGTACTCCACACCGTTTGCATCGCGCCGGCGGTAGAGTTCAAGCTCCTTCAGCTTTTCAAAAGGAGTCAGATACTTGCGCTGTATGCAGATAAGCTTGTCCGCTTCGTCCTTCAGGAGCAGCAGCTCCGCACCGTTGACGGTGATCTTGATGTCGTAAGGCTCAAGCAGAACGTCCTCGTCCGACAGATCCGCAAAGCAAACGCTCTCC